TGAAGAATTAACTACTAGTTTAGGAGAGGAAGCAGTAGTAGGAAACGCTGTTATTCCTGTTACAGGAGAAGAAGCAACTAGTGCGTTAAATAGTGTTTCTGTAGTAATTAATACTTTTGCTACAGTGACAGGTCAAGAACTACAATTAATTCAAGGAAACGTTACAGTATCAACAGAACAAATTCTTCCAATTTCTGGATTTTCTGCTAATATAAGTTTAGGTTCACCTATTATTTGGCAGGAAATACCAGGTGCTAATAATGTGTGGACTGATGTAGATACATCAGTTACCAGTAGTTGGTCTAATGTAGATACTTCAAGTACAAACACATGGACGGAGATAGCGGCATAAAATGGCATCAACATATTCAGATCGATTAAAATTAGAACTTATGGAAGCTGGCGCAAACGCTGGTATTTGGGGCAATAACACAAACGATAATCTTCAAGTTATTGACGCCGCTGTAGGAGGTTATCTTACTAAAAATGTTTCTGGTAGCACGAACGTTACTTTAAGTCAAGCGAATCGAGACCCTGATGTTGAAACGACTAATGAAGCTGCCAATAAAGTTATTGAATTTACAGGAACACTAACAGGGAATATTTATGTCTACGTTCCTGCTGTAGAAAAAGAATACATCTTTCATAATAATACTTCCGGTAGTTATACTTTAACAGTTGCTCCTACAGGTCATACAGCAAATGGAGTTGCAGTAAGTCAAGGTGCGCATACGATTATGTATAATAAAAACGGAAACGAAATGGTCGATCTTTTCGCTAATTCGTTAGGAACGTTAAGTGCTGATACGATTAATGCGACTACTTATACAGGTGATGGATCATCTTTAACGGGGATTCAACCGTTTCCTTCTGGAACGAAAATGTTATTTCAACAAACAGCGGCACCAACTGGTTGGACGAAAGATACGACACATAATAATAAAGCGTTACGTGTCGTGACAGGAACAGCAAGTTCGGGTGGTAGTAATACTTTTTCAGGAGCGTTTAATACAGCTCAAACTGTCAGTGGTACATCAGGAGGTACTTCCGTAACTATTACAGGAAGCACTGCAGGTCACGTTCTAACGCAAGCTCAACTTCCTAGCTATACTTTAACACCTTCTCAAAGAGCGAAAACGGAAGATAAAGGAACACTAAATAGAGGATCTTCCTCAGGTGGTGGTGCGAGTTATGAATATTTAGATATTCCTTCTGGTGGTTCTGATCAAGCGCACAGTCACGGCGTTGGTACTTTAGCTGGTAGTTCTCACACTCACTCATTCAGTGATGATTTTAATTTAGACGTTCAATATGTCGATTTAATTATCGCTTCGAAAGATTAACATTGAAAATTGAAGTTAAAGATAACTGTCCTCTTAATAACTTTAAACCTTGTAAAAAGTTTGACTGTGCTTGGTTTATTCAAATAAGAGGAACGCATCCTCAAACGGGTGAAGAATTAGATGAATACGGTTGTGCGATGGCGATGATGCCTTTACTTATGATTGAAAATTCTCGACAAACAAATCAAGCAGGGGCCGCTATTGAAAGCTTTCGAAATGAAATGGTGAAAGCTAATTTAGTAACAACCGCTAAATTATTAAATAAGAAAGATGCTGAATAAAGTTCAATTTAGACCTGGAATCGATAAAGAAAACACGGAATATGGTGCGGAAGGAACTTGGGTAGATTGTGATAAAGTTCGTTTTCGATTCGGACTTCCTCAAAAGATAGGAGGTTGGCTTCGTATCGCAAGTTCAGCGATGGTCGGAGCTGTTCGAGGAATTAAAGCATGGTTCGATTTAGACGGAAGTCGATATATCGGACTTGGCACAAATAAAAAAGTTTACATATTTAACGGTGGAAATCTTTACGATATTACCCCGATACGTCAATCTAATACGTCTTTAACAAGTTTATTTACATCTACGAATGGTAGTTCAAATGTTACAGTTAATATTAATAGTCACGGTGCTGGCGCTGGTGATTTTGTTATCTTTGATAATATATCAGGACTAACAGCAAGTACTTCCTATACTGTTTCTGATTTTGAAACGGGTGAATTTGAAGTTCAAGGTGTTGCTAACGGAGATGCTTTTTATATTGAAATGCCGTCTGCGGAATCAGGTGCGGGTATTACAACGACAGGAAGTGGAGATGCGGAATTTGAAGAAACAGTAGAACCTGACGTTCAAACAGTAGGATACGGTTGGGGAACTTATACTTACGGATCGGAAGGTTGGGGAACTGCTCGTTCCGTTTCTAACGTTACTCTCGATATGGGAATGTGGAGTTTCGATAATGCGGGTGAAGATTTATACGGTTGGAAAAAGAACGGTGGAACTTACGTTTGGGATACTTCCGCAGGATTAGACAATAATCGAATGACTCAAGTTAGTAATGCTCCTACCGCTTCTATTACAGGGTTAGTTTCTACTCCTGATCGTCATTTAATTTGTTTTGGAACGGAATTAACGATAGGAACTCCGAGTACTCAAGACACGATGTTTATTCGCTGGTCAGATCAAGAAAATTTTACACAATGGACTCCTACAACAACAAATACAGCGGGCTCTCAAAGATTAGGTGAAGGTAGTAAAATTGTATCTGCAAAGAAAACAAGAAACGAAATCTTAGTATGGACTGACTTAGGACTTCATAGTATGCAGTTTATCGGTCCTCCCTTTACTTTTGGCTTTCGATTATTAGGAACAGATTGTGGAGCTGTGGGTATGAATTCTACAGTAGTTGTTAATGATACAGCCTATTGGATGTCGGAAGGTCGATTTATGGTCTATCGAGGTTCAATTCAAGAACTTCCTTGTAGTGTTAAATCTTATGTATTTAATAATATTAATACATCTCAAAATCCTCAAATTTATGCGGGTGAGAATAATGAATTTAATGAAGTTATCTGGTTTTATTGTTCAGCGAATTCAAGTCAAATAGATCGATATGTTATTTATAATTATCAAGAAAATGTATGGTATATCGGAACTATGAATCGTAGTACTTGGATAGATCAGGGAGTATTTAGCGTTCCACAAGCTACGGAGTATTACAATAATTCTACAGAAGCGACTACTCAAACATTAAACGGAGTATCCCCTGGTCGTAGTTTTATTTATGAACACGAAACAGGGACAACTAAAAATGGTGCGATTATGGAATCATATCTTACTAGTGGAGATGTAGATATTGCAGACGGAGATCAATTCATGTTTATTCGAGGATATATTCCTGATTTTAAAAACTTACAAGGAACAGTTAAAATGAATTTATTATCAAGAGAATTTCCTGCTGATACTCAAACGGAATCAGGAGTAATTGATATTACTTCTAGTACGAGAGATGTAAATACGAGAGCGAGAGGAAGGCAAATCGCAGTAAAAATATTAAGTGATTCTAGTGTAGATGATAATTGGAGATTTGGAACTTTACGTGTTGATGCTCGACCCGATGGTAAACGATAATGACATTTAAAAGACCTCCTACGATTCCTTTAAGTCGAAATAAAGACGATATAAACGAGATATATAATCGAGCGGTTACTGACTTAGAACAGTATTTATTAGAAATAACTCAGCCCGCTGGTACGGGTTTTACTACGAGTAATGTTACGACAACCAAGAATCTAGATGCATCCACTGCTACATTATCAGATGTAGCTAATATTTTAGGAACACTAATAGACGCTTTAAAATCGAAAGGATTACTTGATTAACTATCGCAAAGCGACTTTAGACGATGTACGACCAATTAGAAACTTACTTCTTAATTGGCTAAAAGAATCGCCTTTAAACTTAGGAAAACCTAATACAGGAAAGGGAGATGCTTATATACATGATATTATTTATAATCATTTCGTTATCGTGGCTGAAAAAGAAGGTAAAATTATAGGAACGATATCTTTAGTATTAGGGGATATGTGGTACACAGATAAGAAGTTTTATCGAGTGAATTGGCTCTACGTAGATAATAAAAAAAGGAATAGTAGAATAGCAAAAAAATTGCTAGAATATGTTAAAGAATACGTTAAACTAACGAAAATGCCTTTAATACTTGAAATGACACAAGGACACGATATCGATAGAAAACATCAATGGTTAATGAGACAAAACTTCGAATATCTAGGCGGCACATACGGAGATAATTTATAATGGGAAGTTTATTTAAACCAACTTCAACTGTAGTACAAGCACCAAGTCAAGGTCAAGTACAGTATGAAATTCCACAGTACTTTAAAGATTTACAGGAATCTGTATTTTCAAGAGCGAATGCTGCAAGTCAACAACCATTTCAAGCATACACAGGAGATCGTATTGCAGATTTAACTCAGTTGCAAAACGCTGCAATAACTCAAGCACAAACAAATTTAGGTCAGTTCGGAGCATCAGGAGTTATACCTGAAGCACAGCAAAGAGTATCAGCCGCGGCTGATATTGCAGGAATGCAGTTTACTCCTCAAATGGCTCAGCAATATATGAATCCTTATACTCAACAAGTTACAAATGCTGCTATCAGAAATTTACAAGAACAATCAGCTTTAGCTTCACAAGGACAACGAGCACAAGCAGTTCAATCAGGTGCTTTTGGTGGAACAAGACAGGGAATACAAGAAGCTGTCCTTCAAGCTGAAACAGCAAAGAAAGCTGGTGATATTACAGCTCAATTACAATCTCAAGCGTTTTCTGAAGCTGCAGGAAGATTTGCTCAAGATCGTGCTGCCGCTGCAACTGGTCAGATGCAAGCTGCGCAAGCAATTCCTGCGTTACAAGCGCAGTTAGGTCAAGTAGGACTTCAAGAAGCTGCCGCTGCAACTCAGTTCGGTGGATTACAGCAGGCAGTAGAACAACAAAAATTATTAGAAAATTATCGTGACTTTGTCGAACAGCAAGGTTTTGAAAGAGGGCAACTTGGATTTTTATCGAGTATTCTTACAGGTGCTCCGATTCGTTCTTACGGTGAAGAGCGTTCTGGTACAGTAGGTCAGGTAATAGGTGGAACTTCACCATTTGGTCAAATTGCAGGCGCCGCTGGAGCGTTCTATGGTATGGGTGGTATGCCTAGTGATATAAGATTAAAAGAAAATATTGAACTAGTAGGACAATCTCCGTCAGGAATAAATATCTATGAATTTAATTATATAGATAGTCCTCATAGATATCAAGGAGTAATGGCTCAAGAAGTACCAGAAGCTTCGTTTGAAGTTAAAGGATATTTAGCTGTAGATTACAGTAAAGTGGATGTAGACTTTAAAAAGCTGAGTTAATATGGCAGCAGCTTTAGATATAAAAGAAGATTTTAATATTCTTCAAGGTTTCTTTAAAGATAATAATCAAGAAGGTATAAACAGTATTTACGATAAATACGGTGGACAAGAAAAATTTGAACAAGCGATTATAAATTACGACACTGCTAACGAAGCACCGCCAGGAACAGAAGAAAGAGTATCTACAGAAGAAGTTCTTGCTCAAATGGATAAGCAAGAAGATATATCAACTAGCCAAGCAGGCGGTCAAACTATATTTCAAGATTTAGAAAGATTTAAAGACGCTGAAAAACAATTTCAAGACTATGAAGAAAAACTAGCAGTTGCTGATAATATTATTAACATCGCTGGATTAACTGAAGATCAAGGAGATGCTTTAAAGAAAAGTTTAGGTCTTAATACTAAAGGTATTATGGGAACTTTAAAAGAAGTGGCTTCTGGATTTGGTGAATTATTTACAGGGAGAACTAACGTAGATTTAGAAAATCTTCAAGCTGCCGGCAAAGTTGCAGGTGCTCTTCCTATGACTGGTAATCAAGCTGGTACTTTATATCAAACAGCATTTTCTGAAGATACGGGACGAGATGTTTTTACAGAAAGATTAACTGATCCTAGAACTCAATTCTTTTTAAGATTAGCGAAAGAATCAGGAACACCTTCTTTTGATTCTCCATTTGCACGTGTCGCTAATGCTGCACTTCAAACAGGTGAAGCTGAACAACAAAAATTATTAAACTTATTACGATATGGACAAAAAAATAAAACAACTGGTCCTAAATATGAAACAAAGCAGATAAGATACACGATTGAAGAAAATGATCCATATTTTTCTGAACTAGGTTTTTCTGCAGGAACACCGGGATACGCTACTGTTCAATTAAAAGACGGAAAGATTGATGAGTATTTAGATTTCGCTTTATCTACTCAAAAGGTTCCTGCGGATTCATTTGACCCAAGTAAATATCCTTATATAGAAGAAGAAGATAAAAGAATTGTTGGAATTGATTTAAATGAATTAACTAAGCAAAAAGATTTGTTATCTGAAAACGTAAGATTAGCTTCTTCGATTGAACGAGGTCCTGAAGGTATTACTAATGCTGATAGATTGCTTTCGCCTGTTGTTGAATTTGTTAGTACTAAATCTCCTCGACTTGCTGAAGCGATGGCTGACATAGCCGGAAGAGATATAAAAGATTATTCTATATTTAAAGATATGGAAGCAAACGTTTTTGATTTATTATTAAATGATCTTAAAAACCTATACCCTGTTTCTGATAACGATATGAATGTTATTAAAGCTTCTAAACCTCTTGGTGCATTTGGATTTGGTTTACGTTCATCTCAATTACTTTCTTTTAAAGAATACGATATTTTACAAAATCAAGCTGAAAGAGATTTTATTAATAAAAATTTCCAACTAAATCAAATGCCGACTTCAGCAAGTCCAAAAGGAATTGAATTTAATGGTAAAACGTATTACTCAGCTGCAAATTATGCAAAAGCTGTCGTAGAAAGTCAAGTTAACCAAGCATTTAAAGAATCCGGTGTAACAGAAGATCAAATGAAAACATGGGGATTCCAAAAAGAAAAAGGAGATTATAATGTCTTTACTAAATTAATGGTAATGAACGGAATGGATGTAGCTAAACAATTTAATCAAGATCCGGCTAAAATATTCTTATCTAAATCTGATGCAGCAACTAATCTATTAGAAAGTTTAAATTTAACACAAGATCCGGAAGATTTAACAGACGCTCAAGCATTGGCAATCGCAAATGATGAGAAAAAACGTAGAACTATTATTACTCAAAATTTAGATGAGAATAGTGCTGAATATAGAAAATGGACAGAAAAATATCCTGGATTAGATATTAACGAATCAATCTTATCGCAACTTTACCCCAATTATAACTTTTAATGTCAATAGAAATTTTAAAAAAAATTAATTCTTCGAGTGATGAAGAACTAGATACGATTATTAATAGTCTTTCTGGAAATGTAAAAGAATCTAAAGAATTAGAAACTCTTGGCTATGATATAGATAAAATGAAAGCAGGAGTAGAAAACTATAATAAAGAACTTGAAAGATACTTAATTGATCAAGAAGTACAATACAAGTTTCCGTTTGAACCAGGTTCTACTGAATTTGCAAATATAGAATTTCCAGAAGAAAAGAAGTATGAAGCAATTAGTGATTTTAAACCATCTAAATCAACATCGCTTCAATTACTAGGTTTAAACGCTGAAGAAACAGATGATTTAGCTAATTTCGCATACAATCTAATGTACGGTGCTTCTTCTCAAATGCCTAGAGATACTACTAAAGAGTATGTAGGAAACGTTATTCAATATTTTAATCCTGATTCATCTATTGAAATGGCATACGCTAACGAACTACAACCAGAAACGCTTAAAGATATTAACAGAATACAAGAATTAGATGACTTAGGTTATAACTTAAATGTTAATGACGATCTTTTATTATATAGAACTGATGGTGGAAACTGGTCAGTTGTAAATGCGCCAGGTATGTCTAAAGGAGATATTGGATATTTTGGAAAAGATATTGCAAGTATTTTATTAGAGATACCAGCATATGCTGGCGGAGGTGCTGTTGGTGCTGGCATAGCTGCAGGTGTTGTTGAATCATCTGCTCAATTATTAGCTTGGTACACTAACGCTAAATTATCAGGTCAAGAACCTACTGCTGAAGAAGGTGTTCAAGTATTTATTGATTCACTTCCTGATGCCGCTATTACGGGTGTATCTACCGCTGTTTTAACAAAACTAGGGGATAAAGTATTTAGGTGGGTATTAAGTAAAGCAGGAAAGAAAACTTTACCAGAAGGAGAAATAGAAGATTCAGCGGCAGCAATAGCTGCAGGTCAAACTAACGTAGATAAGTTAAATAAAATTAATCAAGAAATACAAGAAACTACAAAAGATTCTAGTAAAGGAGTACAGCTTACATTAGGAGAAGCTACGGGTGGATATGAACAAATAATAAAAGAAAATACTATTTCAAAGATACCTGAACTAGCACCTAAGTATAATCAAGCATATAAAAATAAAATAAATAAATCTCAAGATGCTTTAGAAACTTATTCTAAAACTTTATTTGACACTGACGTTGCTCCTCGTACAGCGGTAGTTAGTGAAATGGGAAAAGATATACAAGCAGGACTAACTGAAGGTGTAGAAAAAGATGTGCAAAGAATATTAGATTCTTACACTACTGATTTTGCAAGTGTTACTAAAATATACGACTTAGTAAGTAAGACAACGGGTCAAGCATCCGATTTATTAGATGATTTCGGATTTGTTCAAAAAGTATTTCAAGATCAAAATAAAATAATTCAAGGTGAGTTAAAAACAATAGAAGATTCCGTTTCTAATATATTAAATAAATATGGACCTGAAGTAACTGATAATTTAGTTAAGTTATCTACTTTTCAAAAAACTTTAAAACAAATCGATTCTAATAGATCTTTTTTAAATAAGTTAGAGCCGGGTACGAATGAACATACTTTATTTAAAAACTTTTTAGAGTTTACTAAAGACGGAAGAAAAGTAAAAAATTTAACTCTTCAAGAAACTCAACAATTAATTCAATACATAGATGCTTTATCTGGAGATGCTTTTTCTTCAGCATTAAAAGGTGTTCCTGATGCTAAAAAAGGAGAATTTAAACAATTACTTTTCGCTTTAAGAACTGACTTAAAACGATCTTTAAAAAAGAATTTAAAAGGCGATGCTGACGCTATCTTTGATGCTTATGAAAATATGAAAAATATTCGTAGAGATTTTGATAATAACGTAGTGAATCAATTATTTCAAAAATCTAATTCTGGTAAACTTAAATTATCAGACGGAAATATAATTAATCATGTATTAAGTGATGCTCGTTTTTCTGGTGAAATGGCAAGTATCTTAGATCAAACTCCTAACTTTGCGAAAAAGGCAGCTTTTGAACAATCCATTATTGATGATTATTATAAAAATGTTTTAAACGATATGAGCTTGTCTCCTACTGAAATAGCTAAAAAAGCAGAAGCTTGGTTAAAAAATAATAAGTATGTTGATAATTTTTTTACTGGTGAAAATAGAAATATTTTAAAGCAAATGAAAAGTCCGTTAAAATTTAAACAGTTAGTAGAAGCTAATAAAAAAGCTAGTGATCGTGCTTTACAGAAAGTTCAAAAAGAATTTGAAGGAATTATGGGATTAGATCCTGCTAATTATTTAGATTTCTTTCAAAAGAATCCTACGTCTTTTAATCGAGTAATTAATTTAATAAGAACAGCTGATGCTGGATTAGCTAGAAATATAGAAAAACAAACTAAAGAATTCTTTTTAAAACAATTCTTTGAATCAACTTCTGCTTATGATTCAAGAGCAGGTATGTATGCTTTTAACGGAGAAAAGTTAAAAGAATTTTTAAATGTAAATAATAATAAAGAAATGCTTAAAAATATTTTCGGAACTCAAAAAGCAGATAAATTCATTAATACGTTTTCAGATATTGCTGATTTATTAAATACTTTTCAAAAGAAAATAGTTGATGCTGAAAAAGAACCAGTTATCGCTAGAAGTATTCAAAACTTGTTTCTTGGTCAGTTAGATAGAAAACGTACAATTATTCGTGGTATAAAACAATCAGCTAAATTATTAGGGGCTGAAGAGTATCTTGATAACGTTTTAGATTTTGAAAAATACGCTAAATTACTAGGAGAACAAGAATTTTTAAATCCTAGAGCTACAGTTGTAGCGGCACAGTATGTAGAGGCTGAAGAACCTGCGGAAGATTCTATAATAGATAAAATTACGGAAGGCATTATTAGTAAAGGTGGAGAATATATTAACCCTTAGTAAAGCGGTTAAAGGAACATCAGCAGAATACGCTGGTATTTCATGGTTATTGAAGCAAGGTTATCATGTTTTTAAAAACGTTCATGTTACTGGTTTTATTGACGTTGTTATATTTGATGGCGAGAAACTTATAGGAGTAGACATTAAAAGTGAGACATTTAGAAAGAAGAATGGACAAAAAATATATAGAAAACCTTCTAGCAAACAAAAACAATATAGTGTAAAATTACTTTTCGTACAAGACAACGGAGAGTGTTATTTTGGAAGCGATTAAAGAACGTATTATTAAGCACGAAGGCAAAATTAATAAAATATATAAAGATTCTCTAGGCTTAAAAACTTTTGGTGTAGGACATTTAGTATTAAATTCAGACGATTTAGAAGAAGATGTTGAATATTCAGATGACGTTGTAATGCGTT